CAGCACCTGGGTACCACCCCTGGCTAGTCAAGTTCGACCCTTCTGGTAAAGGCCTCTTCCTTGCACTATAAACAAAAATTAATTACTTTTTTGTTGCTTATGTACTTAATATAACAGACTTTATACATAAAGTCAACCTCTTTTTTACCAAAATATTATATTTTTTGTAATCTTGGGTCTGAACTTAGTATATTTTTCTCACAACGCGGTCTTGACAGTGGTCTTTCCATCTGTTTTCGATGTATTGCTTTGTGTGCTAATTTCGTTTGGATCTTTTTGCGAGCCGCTTCGAAGTCTCTGTGATTCATAACACTCTCCCTTTTACAGTTAAGTGCGTTCCTTCGCTTAGTGCTACTTCCGTCCCGTAGGATGAACGTACTAATATTTAGCCAAAAAAATAGGCCCCGTAGGGCCTATTTCTAATTTTGTAAAATACCTATTAACTAAATGATACGTTACCGTTTGTAATCGCAACATTCGCTAGGTAGTCACCTGCGTTACCAAGTGAACTTGCAGTGTTTGATAACTCGATATATCCATATCTAGTCATGAAACTTACTACTGGTTCAAATGTAGCAGGATCCATTACAACACCACTACTCATTAGTGGAATGTATGGGCAGTAGAACGCTGGTGCATCTGATTCAGATGAACCTTTGTAACCTACTAGTACTGCTGTACTGTCGCCTGCATATGTATCTACATATACTTTCATAGCGTTGTTTAATGTACCTACAAATTTAGTATTTGTTGGTGCTTCAAACGAACCTTCAGTTGTTCTTGCGAACGCTGAAGTTGTTGCTGACTGAAGTACTGTTAATGCAAATGGACTTACCACTGCATAGTTACCAGCACCACGTCTTGTACGCTGTGCGATTAAGTTAGCCGCTCTGTTAATTTGAACTGCCAACGCGGCATGCTCATCACCAACAAAAGTTGCTGTACCACTTACTGCGGCTTGGTCGTATGTTTCAACGGCTGTACCACTAAGTGTTCTTAGTGAAGCAAGAACTTCTTGATCAATCTCAGCAGTAATTTCTTGGGCTAGTGCCGCCATAATTTCTGCTTCAACATCAATACCATGCTGTGACTGTGCGTCCTGAGCCGCTTCAAAAGTCCAACGAGCACTCAATTTACGAGTTTTCGCTTCAACTGTTTGTTTTAGGATCTGGATGCTTAGTTTGTTACCTGGTACACCTTCTTTAGCGGCTGTAGCATCTGCTTTACCGTTAGAGTTACCTGAATAACTTTCAGCAATCTTGAATGGTGAAAGTGCTTCTTCACCTGCAGTTGCACCTGATGCACCTGCGTTAAAAGTGTCCGAATAACGGACTCTTAGTGTGTGGATTTGACCCACTGGACCAGTCATTGGTTGTACTCCAACAAGTTCGTTTGCTATAACTGTTGGCATTACACGTCTGATTACTGGTAAAATAACTCTGTTAAGAGTTGCGACATTACCGGCTGAAGTTGTCCCTGCTGTTGCTGTCTCTGCCAAATACTTTCTAGTATTTTCTAGAGTTGCGCCCATTACGGTTTTTTTGTTACCGTTTAGGCCTTCTAACAATGCAGTTTTAGTCTCCTGCCAGCGGCTTTCGAGTAGTTCTGACATAATTATCTCCTATCAATTTAATCCAGCAAGACGTCTAATGTCAACGACATTCTCGTCTGCTTTACTACTAACGTTAGTTTCTCTATTGCCTGTGATTTCTTTGCCTTCTACTAGTTTTGCCTTCTTCTTTGCTGGAGCATTACCGTCAATTACTGCTGGTAGGTACTTGTTAAACGACTTGTGTAAACTAGACGTTTGAACAGATTCCAGTAAGTCTGTCATAATATCACGTTGATCTTTGCTTAATGGCTCAATCAAACCGTTAATTACTTTGTTGCGTTCCGCGGCTTCGTTAATTCTCTTGATTTCAGTTGCTTTCGCTTCTGCTAATTCAACAGCCTTAGTCGCTTGTGCTTTTGCTTCCTCTACTTGCTTATCTTTTAGATTTACAATTTTTAGAAGTTTTGAAGTTTCGCTCTTTTCATTCAAGTAACTATTTGCATACTCACTTGCAAAAGATTCGAATAACTTACGACCGAAGTCGTTTTCTCTTGCAACGTTAATATCTTCTTTCAGTGCAGTAATCTCTTTATTCAAGTTTTTACTTACTGTTTCAGATACTAATTTTGCACTCTTTTCAATAAACTGTGTTTTCACTTTATTGAAGTGTTTCTTAGCCTCACGTACTAAACGTACTTTTGTTTCGGCTAGGTCTTTTTTATCTTCATGGAACTCAGCAATTTCCTTCGATAGAGCCTCTACAACAAATTCCTCTAGTTTGGCAAAACTAACTGCCATTTTCTTTTGGTCTTCGTGTAATTCAGTGACTTCTTTACCTAGTTGGTCCATTACAAACGCTTTCATTAAGTCTCCGTTTTCCTTTAACTTAACAGCATACTTTGCTTTGGCTTCTGCTAGTTGTTTGCGGTCTTCTGCAAACTCGGCAATTTCACTTGCAAGACGGTCATCAAGCATTTTATCAATGGCTTCCACCATTGTTTGCTTATCATGCTCGTACTTTTGTGCAAATTCTTCACGCAATTCAGCCGTTACAGCCTGCTTGTTCTCGCGAATTTTACCTTCCCAAGCCTCTTCAATTTGTGCTCTGACTTCTTGAGAAACTACATCGTTTTCAAAGAGTGTTTTCAGTGCATCTATCATACTTTTTCTCCTAGTTTCACTGGAGTTTGCTAATCAAATTGATTAGCGATTCCTTAAGATACTTTTGTGCCTTGTCGTCGTGTCTTGTTGCCTGTGCTAATTCGTATGCCTTGTATCCCCCACGTGCATTCATCAAATGTTCATAAATTGGTGTAGGATATGCACCAGGGGCGCTAGGCTGAGCCACAACGTCCACGGTGATAATTTCAAAGCCCGACACATCGCCGGACTCGTTAACTTCTCCCGAACCACGCGATGAAACTCCTAATTTAACTCCGCTTTCCAGCATTGTTTTAACTAGTTGTCCCATCGGGGTCGGTAAAATTTTCATTTTGCCATAACCGTTGTTGTCTTCCATCCACATATCTGTTATCATATGTGAAACACGATCAAGGTTAATATTTAGGCCTTCAGGATGATCAACTTCACCGAGAACTGAGTAACCAGTCCCAATTTGATCATTGAGAGTTTTGACAGCCCTTCCAATCTCATTTACAGGGTAAACACGCTCATTTGCATTGCGTACTCCGCCTTGAATACAAATACCTTTTAGAAAAAGATCTTTGCCTCCATTTGAGTTTTCAGTTGACTCAACAACCATTTTCGCCTGGTCGAATGTCAAATTCTCGCTTAGTAGATTCATATCCGTCTACTCCTAATTATTTACTGCCAATAGTAGATTTTTTATTGTCAGCAGTTTCGCCTGCGCTTTTCTTTTCTGCGCCGTGGCCTTTTGGCTGTGCTTTCATGCTTTTTGCGGCTTTACCACCTGGTACGTTAATGTTTCCCATTGAGTCCTCTTTAGCAGAGTTACCTTCTAGTCCACCTGTTGTACCTTTTGAGTCTGCTTCACCACCAGCAACTAAGTTACTAGCGTCTCCGCCCATGTCGTTAGCACTTGCTACAGTTGACTTAGTGTTTGCACCGTTGTCACCCATGTTTGCAGTTACTTTTTCAACATACTCACGCATTGTTTCAGTTTCAGACTTTTCTGCAACTTCTTCATCTTTCGATGCTTCGTCTACTTCTTCGTCTGTCGCTTCTTCTACGCCAAGATCTAATGACTCTTCTTCTGAATCGTCATCATCTTCGTCATCAGCACCCATGTCACCCATGTCGCCTGCGTCTTCGTCGTCACCTTCGTCGTCGCCGCCGCCCATTTCGTCATTGAACTGTTGACGTAAGTCGTCTAATTCTTTTTCTAAGTCTACCATACGGTCTTCTAGGTCTTCGTCTCCTTCTGGAGCGTCATCACCTTCGTCACCCATTTCCAAATCACCCATCATATCGTCTGCTGGGTCTGCTTCTGGCATTGGTTCAACTTCGAATTCGTTCATGTCAAAACCTTCTTTGGTTTCTTCATCGTCGCTTGACTCATCAACTTCTTCGTCAGTTGCTTCGTCTAAGTCTTCGTCTGCTGACTCTTTAGTGTCTTCATCATCTGAAGATTCTTTAGTTTCTTCATCTGTGGACTCATTAGCATCTTCGTCTTTGCTAGACTCATCTACTTCTTTGTCAGTTTCCTCTAGATCGTTTTCTAGTAGGTTTTCATAAATTTCTCTTGATTTTTCAACTACAATCTCGTGGAATAATTCTTCTGCTCCAGCGCGATCTTCATTGACTAGTTTTTCGAGCATGTTCTCGAACTTGTTTAGATCTGCCATTGTTTTCTCCTGTTAAAATAAAATTACCTTACGGTAAGGCTGTCATTATTATTTACTATTTATTAAGAAAAGTACGTAGATATAGGCTCAAAACGAACCATTTTTACGGATTCAACGAAAAATTGAAAGATTTCGCTAAATCTTCCACTGTAATATGCGATATATTCGCAAAATTATCAAAAGGTTCCGGTATGAAACTCATTTCGTTTGTTACTACTCTTATATATCTCTTTTTTGAATTTTTCTGTAATACAGTAGTAGTTTGACGTAACCAATTGCCGTAATAAGTTGATGTATCGTGTTCTCGCTTGTAATTAGGCGTACCGCTATATAAGTTATTAACACGTTTATGTTCAGGACCTATGCCCTGATAGTCAAATCCTAAAATATAGATTGTATCATGTCCGTGATCACTAGCAAGGTCTAATGCTGTAGGTCCGCTACTCCAGCCTTTACTAGGCTCAAAATAGTTAAGTCCATTATATTTTTCATAAGACTTATTATAATTTGTCCAAACTTGTCCTTCTTTATGATATCTATACTGTACAATTTCGTTAACCATTTTAGTATCTACAGCAATAAGATAGTCGGGTTTGAATTCTCTGTAAACTGCATTACAGGCATAAATGGTTCCAAATTTTCTAAGAGGTTCTAAAGGAATTCGGCTTCGGCTTAATCCGTTACCTAATACAAAGGCTATACTCAATTATCATACTCCGCCGGCCTCTGCGTTTGCCGCTATGCCATACATTTGTCTTACAAAATGCAAGTCTTTAACTTGCTCTTCTTTATGTACCTCTGCGGCTAATCTTGCACGATTAATTTGGCGAAGTGTGAGTCTTGTTTTACGTGTTGAATCAAAGTCTACTGGAGATTGATCATCTGTAGCAGAATAACGCTTGTCTTCTACAGGCTCAAGTGTTTCTTTGTCAAAATAAAATAATTCTCTAAGTATCATACTGTTATTTATACCGTTATGTCAGTTGCGCCTTCTTGAGGAACGCCTTCGCCACCGGTTGCTGTTTCTGGTGCATCAGTTGCACCTCCATCAATCGGTGCTTCACCGCCAGGAACTTCTTCTTCCATACCAGCCATGTCTGCATCAATGCCTGCACCGCTAACGCCTGCGCCTCTAAGTTCACCGCCTGCATCTGTTGGTGGTGGAGTAATATTTTCATCATTTTCTTCGCGCCATAGTCTTTCGTTTTCAGTAAGTTCTTCCTCACTTAGTCCTAAGTAACGCTTCATAGCAAAACGATTTGAAACATAAGGTATTGCACTCATTTGTGTAAATGTAGGAATACGTGCATTATCAATTTCACTTTGTCTATAAGCCGCAAAGTTTTGTGGTGGTTGGAATCTAATATCAAACATTGCTGTATCAATGTTTACGCCCTTCTCAAGTAAGTATCTTTTAAATTCTTGATTTAGATCTTCAATTAACAATCCTTGTAATCTTTCACAATATGTATTAAATCTTAATTCTTGAATATATGCTGTTCCAACTCTTCCGTCATTGTATTGTGCGGCTGAATCGTCTGCTCCTGTTGGCAAATATGAACTAGGAATTCGTAAACCTCTAACAAGTTTGTTTGTAAAATAACGTAAGTCGTCAATTTCGCCTAAGTTAGTACCGCCTGGTAGTGTTTCAACTTTAGATCCACGCCCTTCTGCTGTTTGTGGGAAAAAGTAATCTTCATTGATTGACAACGGATTGTATGAACTGTCTATGACATTAGTGCCTCCGCCTGTTGACGATGGGATACGTCTTTGATGTATTTCCGTCTTAACTCTCTCTACAAACTGCATCGCTAAGTGCGATGGCATGTTACCCACATCAACGTAGAATACTCTGCGCTCTGGCGCACGTTGTACACGATAGATAATAATCGCATCTTCTAATAATTCTTTTTGTTTGTATACTTTAAATATTGTTTCTAATAAACTGTTACCAAATGGAAAGTTGTTATCTAATCCTTCTGATAAACTTAGGTGTACAACATTTTCTGCATCAATAGCAACTTCGCCTTCGCCTTCTTGGAATCTACTTCCGCTCTGTCTAGGTGCTTGGCCAACCATTCCTCTTACACCGCCAGTTAAGTATCCGTCGCCGCCGCCTGTAACATTTCCATTAGTTTGGAAAGGTGTTGTTGCAACCATGTCTTTGAAATTTAAATTAAAATCTTTAATTACATACTGTTGTGGTTTTTTGCCTTCTGATTCATTAACAATAATTCTTGCTACGTTTGCTGAATCAACATGAAATAATTTTTTAGTTTCTGGATCTCTAATAAAGAATTGATCTCCATATTTAAATACATTACGCAAAATTCTAAACATGCGTGTATCAAACTTTTGTATTTTATTCCATTGCTGTAGATATTGCTGTAAAATTGTTGTTTCTGATGTAGTTGCTTTTTTCTTAAAGTCTAATACAAAAGGTGTTTTGTTCTGTGAATTTTTTTGTGAGCAAAATTCTGCTAAAATGTCAAGTGCGGCATTTACCTCACTATCCAAATCCATAGTATTATATTGTCCGTAACGCTCAACTCTGTTAGGAGCGCCTACATAAACATCTGGCAAATACGAACTATAGTTTGTACGTGCTGGACCTGCATTACCACTGCCCCCTCTACCACCACCTAGAGGACTGTAATTTCCTCCTGGATTATCTCCTGTTGGTACTGGTGTGAAATATTTTTTCCAACTCATTCTTTATCCTTAATATGCACTCTCTGGGTTTTTCTCCAGGATTTTTCCTAGCAATGTATTGTTAGTTCGCATAAGTTGTTCTAATGTATTACTACTTATGCCACCACCGCCTAATCCGCCTTCAGATTTGAGTAAGTCAGAAACTGAATATCCGCTTTCTTTTCTCTTACTATTTGAGTCTGCAAGCACTACATTTAGTTTTTTCATAGCCTCAGCAAGTTCTTTTAATGCTTGAGCATAAGTTTTAACACCGTCTGCATCTAAACCATCTGTAAATGATTTTAAATTTGCAAGTCCACTACTTGCGCCTGTTAAATTACTAATTGCATTTGCATCAATTTTACTAAATTTGTTAATTCCTTCAACCATTTTATCAAATGGTGAACTAGCGCCAAAGAAACTTGCTATACTATCTAGTATACCACCTGCGGCTAGTCCTAACATAGCACTACCTAATGCACCTAAGGATTCAGCAACGTTTGCTAAATTGGCTGTATCTTTAACTTCGGACATTCTTTCAACGCCAGCCGCCATTTTTTCTACACCATCGCCTGCCGCACTAATTCCGTCACCTGCTAATCTTATTGCCGCGCCTGTACCGATTAATAATCCTGCTAATACACCTGCACCTAATATTACTGTTGGATTTGCAAAGCCCATTAATAATGATTGGAATCCTTTAATAGCAAGATAAACTACACCACCAACTGCAACTAGTCCTGCTAGTTTTTCTAATGCACTATCTAACCCAACAAATATACCGCCGCCTGCTTTTTTCTCTTTGCCTCCTGCGCCATCTGCTGTTTCTTCTTCACTGCCTCCGCCAAATATGCCGCCTATTAACTTACCAATCATTCCACCTAAACCAGAAAGACCAGTTGCTAACATATCTTTAACATATTGCATTAAGTTACCTGACTTAAATGCTTCTAGTAATTCTTTAAACTTAGTAGAAATACTATTTGTAAATTCCATAATACGAGCAGTACCATTTGGACTTGCTAACCAAGTAGTAAATGAGCCCATTAATTCTGAAATTTCTGTAAAGATTCCCGAACTAATTAATGCATCATAAATTTTATTTTTAGTTTCTTGTAATACACGTTCAAAATCTGCTGTTGCTTTTTCTCTTGATTCAAATGCTTCTAGTTGTTGTTTTTGTGCATCAGTTAAGTTTTTACCAGCATTTTTCATTCCTATAATTTCAATTATAGCACTACCAACGCTACTACCCATTGCCGCTAGTGTTGAGTACTGTTCTTTTTGTGCATCACTTAGATTGTCTGCCATCTCAGCAGTTTTTCTAATCTCTGCCATAAACTGATCTTGAGTAACAGTACCGTTTTTCAAACCTTCTGACATTGCCGCTAACTGCGGATTTAAACGCACTAAGTCTTGTCCCATTTCACCTAGAGGTACTCCGCCTGTTGCAACCATCTCTGTAATTGCATCTTTAAGGTCCGGACTTGCTGATCCCATCATTGTCAACACACCGTTAAGATTTTCTTGAGCACCTTTTTCCATAGTGTTGAATATAAGTTTTAAACGTTTGTCAGCCATGTTTTCTTTCATCTCTGCCATGACTTGGTCTCGACGTTTACCTGTTACTCTAGCAAGTTTGTCAACTTCTAGCACTGTACTAGCAATACCTGCTTCTAATTCTCTGTTGCTCATCTTTTGGGCTCTACCCAAAGATGTTTGCATTTCTAAATAGTCTGCTGTATATTCAGCAGTTTCTTCCATTGTCATACCAAGTTTACTAAACTGTGGTCCCATGTTTTTCTGTATTTGTCCACTGATTTGTGCAAAGCGTTTTGCACCTTCACTTGCACCGCCTGCAAACAAAGCAAGTGATTCTGAATTCTGTGAAATTACGTTTTGGAATGTTTCTAAACTTAGTCCTGCTTGTGTAGCCGCAAGTTTTGCACCCATAATGCTTGCACCAAAGTCTACACCAACTTGTGACATTTCTCTAAATGTTTGAATATTTTGATCAACGACACTTACTAGTAACTGTAATGCGCCTCCTACAAGTGGTCCTACAATAGGAATAGCAGATAATGCACCAGTAATATGTGAAGCAAAATCAGAAATTGATGTAGATCCACCTAAGAATTCGTGTGCTAATCCTTGGACCATTTGGCTTAATTGGCCAAATCCTCTGGCTAGCATACTACTAGTTTCTTCTACTTGTTCTTCTAAATCTTCTAATGAATCGGTGGTTTTACCAGTGGCTTTTGCCATCTCCATCAGTTCTTCTTCTGAACTTTGAGCACCGCTTTTACCGCCGCCTCCACCGCCTCCGCCACCTTGTTTCTTCATAGCCGCGAGTATTTTTAGTAGAGTTGTTTCGGTAGCCGCATCAATTAGGGTAACATCATCGCCCCCTATGGTTCCTTTTACTGGTCCTGCCATATTACCTTAAATCCTATAAAGTACGCACATAAATACATACACTAATTACTAATGTATTTATACGGAGATAAACATGGCAGAGTTCAACCCAGAACAATTTAGACAAGAAGAAGGAAATAATATCAATCCTTTGATAGAAGCACAAAAGAAAACACTAAAAGAAGGTGGATCTAATCCACTTCAAAAACATTTTAGACAACCAAAAATTTACATATCATTACCAAGTGGTGGAATGTACTATCCTGAGAATAGTATTGATATGCCTGAGTCAGGAGAATTGCCAGTTATGGCTATGACAGCAAAAGACGAACTTGCATTAAAAACTCCGGATGCATTGTTGAGCGGTCAAGCAACAGTGGATTTAATTCAAAGTTGTATTCCTAATATTAAAAATGTTTGGGGCATGCCAAGTCTTGATATTGATGCATGTTTAATTGCTATTAGAATTGCGTCAAGTGGTGAACATATGACTATTACAGCAACAGCACCAAATACAAAAGAACCAGTAGATTATACTGTTGACTTAAGACAAATATTAGATAGGTATACAAATGCTAAGTTTAATGATACATTTGAATTTAATGGTTTAGTTTGTAAGATCCGTCCGTTAAATTACAAAGAATTTAGCCAAGTTTCAATGCAAACATTTGAAGAACAAAGAATCTTTGCACTTGTTAATAATGATAAAATTGATGAAGATGCAAAATTAAAACAATTCACTGAAACGTTTAATAAAATTAGAGATATAACTTTAGGAATGGTTATTAGTAGTGTTGTTTCAATTCAAATCGATGACACTGTTGTAACTGATAGAAATCATATTGTAGAGTTTTTAGAAAACACAGACAAATCTTTCTTTAAAGCCTTACAAGATCATATTGAAAAACAAAAGAAAGAGTTTGAAGTACCTCCTATGGAAGTACGTTCAAGTGAAGAACAAATTAAAGAAGGTGCTCCAGAAAAATTTGAAGTGCCAATTGTTTTTGACCAAGCACATTTTTTCGCCTAAGGATCGTCAGTTGGCCGACTGAACAGATCCTAGAAGAAGTTAAAAACTTAGAAGGCCAAAGCAAACAGTTTAGGTCTGAGATTTTTAAACTGATGTGGTACATGCGCGGTAGCATGACCATGGACGAAGCATTCCAACTTAGTTACGAAGATAGGAATTTAATTTCTGATCTTATCAAAGAAAATTTAGAAACTACAAAGAAAACACAACAGCCTTTTTTCTAAGCCGTTACACCTTTTGCATCAAGTGGTTCTGTGCCTTTAACTCCGGCTTGTGCCGCTTTTTGAGCACCTGCTGTTCCTGGCTCAACACCTTTAGATGCAACCTGCTGTTTAATAAGTTTTGCCATTGCTGGATCTTTCTTAGCCGCGGCAATAATTGGATCTAATTTAGGATTAGGTAAGCCTTGTGCCATTGAAGGAATAATACCAATTGGTTTATTAGTAGCAACATCTACCCATAATGCACCCATCCATTTATACTCTTTGCCATCTTTGGCTTTCATAGTATCACCTTTAGCAACTGCTTTTGGTGCAGTGCCTGCTGGAGCCGCATCTGGTTCGTCTGGATAGTCTCCACCGGTTGCTTTTACTGGATCATCTGGAGTGCCTGTAGGATAACTTACTTTATCATCACCTGCTGGTGCATCACCTGCTGGAGTATCACCTGCTGGTGCATCTGTAGCACCTGCATCTGCTGTAGCATCTGCTTTTGGCTCTGCTGTAGCATCTGCTTTTGGTTCTTCTTTGCTTGCTCCTGGCTTTAGGTCTACTTTTGCAGTTTGTCCAATAGTTGCAATTTGATCGTTACTTAATCCTGCATCTCCAAGTATATTCATAATGCTTGCTGAATCCATAGGTTCGCCTGCCGCTTTCCATGCTTTATTAAGTTTTTTTGCAGTTACTACACTGCCTAATTCTTTTGCGCCTGCTTTTACTTTGCCTGCCGCTCCTTTAACTGCACCTAATGCGCCTTTTGCTAAGTTTCCTAAGCCACGCTTTGCTTTAGCACCCATTGTATTTGGATTGTCTAAAGGAAGTTCGCCTTGTGCAGGTTCTGCTTCTGCTAAAAATTGTTCAAAACGTTCCTCCATGTCAAGTGCTTCTGCTTTTGCTGGAGCACCGCCACCTTTAAGATCTAATTCGCCTTGCACTGGTTCAACTGGCTTACCGCCGACTTCCATTTTACCTTTGGCTTTTGCTGGATCATCAACTGTTTGCATACTACCTTGTGCAATAGCAGAAATTCCATCATTGACTGCTGTCATTGCTTGTAATGCTGTATCGTTGGCTTGTGCAACAGACTTAGCAATTTGATTTGTTACGTTCATGTTGTCTAAGAATTCTGCTTTGTCAAATGATTTTGTAAATGCCCAAAGTTTGTTAAACACTCTAATACCTTCTGAATCTTTGCCTGCGTTTACTAACCCACGCATCTTCTCAACCATTTCAACAAACTCTCCTGCTTGACTGTCAGGAACAACCATACTAACTAAATTTTGTTCGTGTTCATATCCCCAACCACTCAGAGTTTTAGTAAAGTCAACTTTTACTGTAGTCAATCCTTCTGCTTTATCAAATGGAACTGCTTCTGCTCTAATGCCTTCCATCCAATCGCCAATGCCTTCTAATGCCCAACCTGCAATAGCACCATAAGCGGCTGTCTTAACTGACTTGCCTACTGCACTTGAAAGATCTTCACCTTGTAATAATTCTTTTGTTGAACGGAAAATTAAACCTGCGGCCGCACCGCCTACTGGTCCACCGGCAAAAGCCGCAACTGCTGTTAAAATACCAACTGCTACACTTGCTTTACCAGGATTTTCTTTTGCCCAATCACTTACTTTTTGTATGCCTTGAACAATTTTACTGTCACCGTTTTTTGCAGTAATATCCTTTTTTAGTTGTGCAAACTTTGCATCTGCATTTTTAATTGGACCTGCATTTTTTGCCATTCTACCAAGTTCGTTGATCTTAGCATCAATTTCTTTTGCCATTTGAACAGGTAGTTTTGCAACTGCGGCCGCTCCCGCACCCGCTTTACCTAATAAGTTTCTATTGTCACCGTCTGCATTTGCTTGTGCTTCTGCACCTTTAAAAATTGCATCAATTTGATCTGCTGTTAGTTGTGCTTCTGCAAGTTTTGTATATTGTTCTAGCAAAGGCCATAATTCTTTTTCCCAACGACCAATATAAAGTCTTTGCGATTCTGTTAAGTCTTGCCAACCTTCATTAAGAATAGTTGCAGATTTTAAATTGTATGATGTTACTTCTTGCAGTTTCATTATATTGCTCCTACCAATGCTTTTTTCTCAGTTGGCGTCAATTTGTCAATCATTGTTTGTATTTCTGGTGAAATACCACCTTTATTTTTTAACGGTGTTACTTTAGGATCTTTTGCAGTTGGTGTACTTGCTGGTTTGCTTGTGCTAGGACTTGCACTTGCTCCATCTTTTCCATCTTTTCCGTCTGCTCCTGCCGCACCTGGGGCTCCTGCCGGTCCTGGTGCTCCTGCACCACCTGCACCACCTGCGCCGCCGCCTGCACCACCTGCACCACCTCCAGTGCTTGGTTTAACATTTGGAGTTTTTACGCCTGCGCCTTTAGCCATAGCACCCAACGCTCCTCCAATACCACCGCCACTAGCAGGTGCTCCTGCTGGGGCTTTAGTTGAAGCCGCCGCGTTTCCGCCTGTAAGTGCATTTGCACTTGCTTTCTTTAGTACTGCATCAATAGTTTTTTTACCTAATACACCATCAGGTAAATCTATTCCGCCTGCGTTTAACTTGTGTTGCTTCATGAATGCCGCTAAATCTTGTGCTGTCATGTTTTTATCGGTTTTGCCGTTGATACCTTGCCATCTAGCAAGATCTTTATAAATTTCGTTTGCTTTAGAACCCATTTCAGCACTTCCGCCTAATCTAGCACTTACACCACCAGTTGTAACTTTACTAGCCATTTTTTTAGCGAAATTGCCTATTGAACTTGTGGGTTTCTCATCAATACGACTATCTTCTAAAATTATTTCATGAATATTCATCTTAATTGTCCTTAAAGTAGTTACTTGTATTTAGTATATCTACTCCGTAGATATAAGTTTTCGCTTAACGCTCAAACTAAACACTTCGTTTTTTGTATGATAGAAGTAAATGGATATGAATTAAAGCAATATTACGAAGTAATATTGTAATTGCTTCATGTAGATTGTTTCAGTCAGACGGAACCTAATCGCTGGTTCCATCTAATCTTGACTTCATGTGAGTTCGCCACAGCCGAGACTTGGAAGTAGGTTATTTGTTTATACACTTAGTTCAATGGGCTCTGACCTTTCCCAACCTACGTCGACATCGCTTACGCTACCTCTCGCTTCGTTCCTATTGCTAAAGAGTTTTTATGAACTGTGTTGTGTTCTTCGATTGCTAACAGTCAATCTACGCTAATCCTGCCGCCCTACTACCGGACGCGGCTCAACGTGTACGAGTGCTCCTTTACGGATGCCTTTTACTCAGCGGTATTATAAACTGGCCCGCTAACCTTAGGTGTTAGATTGTTTTGCCTGGATATTTTGTTCTAGCAATGCCTTTTTGAGTTTGTCTGATCCGCCTACTCTAACATTAATGATACCATTATAGTAATCATCAGTTTCAAGTACACGCCTATCAAACTGTTCTCTTGCCTCTATGTAGGACATTTCGCCTCTACCTTTACATAGGTATAGTATTTCTCTTGTAAATTTGTCTGCGCCTAGTTGTGCAACATCTGCGTTTAGTCTATCACTGGATCCCCAGTAGTCTTTCCAATCGCTTTCTTTAGTTCCACGCCTTTTATTTTTTTTGCCTTTTAATGGTGGCTTAGTAGTTTTAAATTTTGCTAGTTTTTTGCCTATGTATTTTTGGCCTGTAGTGGTATTAGTAATAAGATAAACAAATCCTTCGTATTCGTCTGGTATTTCGTCTATCTTTTTTCCGCCATAAGTCCACTGCATGAACTTATATACCTATACCGTCTATTTGTCTGCCTCGATTTTGGTTTTGAACTTGTCGTTGATCTCATCCATACGTAATTTACTCAATTTACGTATTTCTCTGAGCCATTTTCGGCTTGCTCTGTGGGTCCTGTAAGAAACACGGTCTTCAAATGTTTCATTTGCTTTGAAATACTCCATATATGCTTTTGTTAATAGATCGTGTGTATCGTCAGTCATTAATCCACTATCTCTATGTCATTTTCATAAGAAGTAAATCCATTTTCTTTAACAACTTTCATTAAATGATTGACTCTTCCAATTAATTCATCTTTGTGCGAAATAAGGAATACATTTTTATGACGTTCTCTACCCATCTTCTTAAGTACAGCCAGCGAACCTTCAACACCTGCTGTATCCATACCACTATCAATCAACTCATCAATAAACAATAGATTGATATTCTGATATAAACTTTCCCAAACATCTCTAAATGCAAAACTCATACCAAGTATAAGTCTGTTACGCTCACCTCTTGACAAGTTATCAAAGTCTAAGTCTTGACCTAGTTGTGTAATTTCTACATTCAAGTCATTCATAAACACGACCTGATGTGGCAATCCTAGTTTATCTAAGTAATATGTAAGTCTGTTGTTTAAGTATGCTAAATTTTGATCAATAATCTTCTTTCGAATAAATGAATCTTTGTTTGTTAACAGTTTTAATAAAAACTCTTGATGGTCTTTGAAACTTGTTAAGTCATTAATTGCAGTCCAATCAACTTCTTGCATTGCTGTGCTATTCAATTCATCAATTTGTGTTTGATAAGGATCAACTTCGTCCTTTTTATTTTCAAGAGCAGTTTTTAAACTATCAACGTTTTGTCTATGTTCGTATGCTTCTTTTGCTGTTTCGTAGTACGTAGTAGGTTTGCCGTTAATATCACCAATTTCTTCAAGACCTTTTGTAACGTCATCTACCTTTTTAGAAATCTCAGATCGATAGTCAATTGCTTCATCTAATTCTTTTTCTTTACGTGCTTCTAATTCTGCTTTTTTGTCTGCGTGTAGTTCTTGCCCACAAGTATAACATGTAGCATCTTCGAGATTTGTAATATCTTTAGTTGCTTTTTCTACAGAACTTTCAGCACGTACTAATGCAGGCTCTAGTGTGCTTAATTCTTTTCTAAGAGCCAAAATAGCATTGTTGTGTTCATTCCAGTTTTGTAATTTTTCATGTGCATCTAGTTCAGCATTAATGTCTAAGTGTTCTAATTCGTCGATTGCACTAGTTAATTTGTCTACATCTTGTTGCTTTTTAGCAAGCCAAGCACGTTGCGTACCTTGCAAGTTTGTAATAGTATCTTCTATTTTACTA